GGCCTCGATCTCGACCGCGGCGATGTTCTTCAAAAACTGTGACATTCACTGTTCCTCTGGCGGGAAGGATGGACCGGGACGCCGCCAGCGCCCCGGTCCGGGTTGCGCAACCACCCTGCCCGGCGCTTCACAGCGGCAGGCATCGGGCGGCGTTCCCCGTTGGCGGACGGGGATCGACAATCAAGATCGGCGTCAGCTCACCTGCGTGTCGTGGATGAACAGGCTGGTGGCCTGAATGCCGGCGCCGGAGCCGTCATAGACGCCCATCGACAGCGTGCACTGTTGGGCCTTGGCGCCGTCGATGATGGTCGGCACCATGTTGGTGATCTTCACGCGCGGCAGGAAGATCGACATTGCATGGGCGGCCGCAGCGGGCGTCGCCGGCAGGTAGGCCAGGATCTCGAACTCGGTCTTTGCATCGCAAAGATCGTGCAGCGTATGATCCAGTTCGAACGCGGTCATGTCGCCGGAGATCACGGCATTGCCGGTCGGCACTACGCCGGCGGCCAGGCCATCACTCTTGATCTGCGCCGGTGCCGACAGCGGCCGGGCGAAGTTGATATTGAGCCCGGTAAACCCGCCCACGGTCGCGCCGTTGTAGCGAATGAGCCCGTCCATGGCCGAGATCAGGCCCGTCGTGGGCGCGGCCGTCGGCGACGTAAAGAAAGGCGCGGAGCCACCACTGTAGAGGAAACGGTTGCGGCCCATGCCGGTAAAGCCGATCCGGATATCCGCATTGGGCGCCGCGGCAAACGACAGACCGCCGAACGCAATCTCGGTGAACAGCTTCGCGAGGTCCGAATCCTCGTTATAGACCTCGACCGCATACTTGCTGCGCACCAGCGACGACACCGGCGCAAACACGCTGCGGCCGACCGTCGCAAAAGTGAACGCGGAATCGGCCGTCATGTCGGTCGGCGCCGGATAGACCTGCATCACGCGGTTCGATCCGCCGGAAAACCCGATGATCATGTAATTGACGCCGTTGTTGCCGGCTTCCGACAAGCTCACAAAACGTCCGATCATGCCGACCCGCAGGCCTTCCGTGACCGGATCGCCGCCGGCGAAGGTGAACGTCGAGTCGCTGTTGTCAGCCGCGACCGACGTCATGTCGGTATTGTCGATCTCGATGGCCGCACCCGACCACGATCCTCGCAGCACCGCGCCGATCGGCAGCTTGTGCGAGGCACAGGACAGCGCGCAGTTGACGGTCGCCGGTACGCTCTTGCTGCCGGTCTTGTCGATCGGCTGCTGCTGGTCGGGGCGCATTTCCGGGGTGTTGAACGCCGTGCGCGCCAGCGACAGGTTGTGGTCGAGAAAGCGCCAGATCTGACCGCCGCTCGCCGCCGGATCGGACGCCGGCACCGGCTCCGTCGTCGGATCATAGGTGGTCGACGAATGCGCCTTCAGCACCAGGCGTTCGGAAATATTCTCGGCGAGCTGCGGCATGATCGGGCTCCATCGGATAAGGAATGCGACGCTCTGAAGCGCCGCGGATCAGCCTTGCCCAAGGGCCGTGTAAGGCAAACGCTTTACGGTTGAAGTCGGCTCAGCCGATGCGGTCGTATTTGAACGGCACCACGACGACGGTGCAGTCCCAGTTGGTCACTTCGGATTCCAGACCGGGCGGCATCAGGCTTGAGCCATCGACGGCCGGCTGCGGCTCGGCCGCGCCGCATGACACATGCTCGTCGGCGAACGCATTGAAGGCGTCGGCGACATGGGCGCCGTATCGGGCGTGCTCTTCGAGCGTCCAGGCCTTCGGCAGAAACACGAAGCCCTGAAGCTCTCCATCGACCCGCTTGATGTTGTTGCCGCGACCGCCGCCGAATGAGACGTAGTCCGCGGGGTCGGTCTCGATCAGCATGAACAAAAACGGTTCATTCGGATCGAGATCGGTCGGCTTGGCGTCTTTGTCCCAATAGACGCGCGCGGGAAACATATCTATTTGCGCCGCCGCGCGCGTCTTCAGGGATCCGACGACTTGCGCGAAGGTGCTGCTCATCCGACCAGCTGCAGTTCATAGGCAATCGTCACGTTGCCGACCCGCCGCGTCGCATTGTCAGGCACCTTGATCGCGTGCTGCCTGCCCTGCACCACGGCGAAATCCGCGTTCGTCACCGGCAGGGCAAACCCGGCCGCGACAAGATCATCCGCCAGCACGATGGCCTTTCGATCCGCCTGCGCGATTCCGCCGATCATTTCCTGTGGCGTGTAGCCGGTCACGCGGGCCAGCACGTCGGTGTCGAACTTCGGCCGGTTCGGGCCCGAGCCGGAAAAGCGACGGATAGTGATGATCTCGCCGTACTCTCCGAGTGAGCGCCGATAGGACGCCTTGATCGTGTCGACACTCATCGGGCGTTGAGCCGAACCGCAAGCGACGTGTTACCGGCATAGACGGCGCCGGCGCCCTTGAGGATGCGGGCACGCCAGCGTGCGCCGAACACGCCATCTTTGACCGTGTCGTCACTCAGCGCCGCCGGCGAATAAACCCCAACCGCCGTCAGCGCCGACAGGTTGATGACCTTTTCCGCGCTGGCCTGCGCAAAGGCCAGGCGCGCCACCTCGATCCACGTCGCGCCCTGATTGACCGTCGTCTCGACGATCACCTTGAGCGTGTCGCCGCCGGAGCCATAGACGAAGTTCGCGCTGATCGTCGCGGCGACCATACCATCGAGCCGATCAATATAGCCCTGCGACACGCCCTGCGCATCGCCGGCGGAAGTGATGACGGCCGCCGCGGTTGCCGCGTTGATGGCGGCGAGCGCCGCATCGCCGAGGATTTTTTCGCCGGGGTTGTTCATGGGCTTGTCCGCCTCAACCGATGTAGTGGTTCATGTAGGGCGCGAGCAGGTCGAGCACTTCCTGCGGCATGGCTTTGTCGTCGTTCTGCGAGACCCACCATTCCCGATCAATGACGCCGGGTATGCTTTCGCGCTTGAGGTTGGGGTCCGCCTTGGCGCCTTCCGACCACAGCACGCGCGCCATCTTGGCGGCGGCTTCCTTGAGATCGTCGGGGACGGTCTCCCACCCAGCCGAATAGGTCACCACGATCTTGCAGGCCGGCCAGCAGACGCGGGCATCACCGGAGAGCCGGTAGAGCATCCCGGCGCCGGCGTCGACCTCGTAGTCTTCCGCGGCCAGGGCCGCCCCGTCCTCGACCACGCTGACAATCGTCACCGTCGGACGCCGCGACAGGATGAGCACGTTCTGCTGGCTTTTCAGCCGATAGGTGTCGACCACGCTTTCGAGCCGCAACGTTGGCGGCACCGCGCCCGCCCGTGCGACGTTGCAGGCCTTGCAGATCGTCGCCTCGATCCGACCGTTCAGCGCGGTGAGCGCCTGATCCTGCACCTCGACACCGGGAAGCGCCGACCGCAGCTCGGCGGGCGTCAACAGCGCCCGATCCGTCGCCGGCGTCGTGACCGTCAGCATGCGTCAGGACTTGTTCGCGCCGCGGCGCGGCTTGCTGCCGCCCTTGCGGCCATCGCCGTCATGGTCGAGTGGGTCGCGGGCGGACTCTTTGTTTTCCGGCGCGTTGCCGAGCGCCTTGTTCTCCGGCGCGTCGCCCTTGAGCAAGGGCAATTCCGCCAGCTTTTCAACGCGAGCCCAGCCCTCCTGGACAGCGACGCGCGCCAGGTCACCCTCGACCGCGTCGCCTTTGACGAAATCTTTTGGATGGATCGCGCCATCAGGCGCGCCGGAGAACGGCTTTTCGACGATTGCCTTCATGACTTGGCTCCTTGTCGCATAAGCGGGTTTGGGTGCTGTGTGTGGTCGTAGCGCGCCTCAACGTCAGCGGCAGCCGGGACCTCTTTCTCCGTCATCACCACCTTGACCCTGCCGTCGTCCTGGTCCACCAGCCTGACGTCCACGCAGTCATACCCGTAGAGGCGATGCGCTGGCGTTTCGCAGGCGTCCATCAGCGTGGACGTGTCCGGCAGCGTGATCTCTATGCCGCGGGCGGCGGCAATGCCGAGCCAAAACTCGCAGCACGCGCGGCCCTGCTCACCGTGGTGAGCATTCGGCAGCGTGTAATCGAGACCGAACAGCGAGATTCGCTTAACGCCTATATGAACGGCGAGAGCGATCGCATAAGCGGACGTCGAATTGAAATAGGGCGCGCCGCCGTTGCCGTCGTGCTTCCGATTGAGCACATCCTCCAGCGGAAACGCGACGAGGCCCGGATAGCCCTCGCGCACGACACTGGTATAGACTGGGCCCGGATGAGACCTGAGCCAAGGCAGCATCGCAGCGATGTTGCCCTCAGGCTTTGCGGCAGCGCGCGCTTCCTGCACGCGAACATCGTCCATGTGGAACACGCGATCACATCGGAGCACGTCGCCGATGGCGTTAATGCCCCAAACCTCATCGCACCAGGCGGACACACCGCCGAGCCGGCGCGTGAGCTCGAAAAACGTCACACATGACGGACCGAGCCCGACAATGGCGACATGCGCCGGCGCGGACGCCGGCGCATTATTCGCAACGTCGATCACTAGGCGACCGGCGCCGTCCGCGGGTTGCCAAGCAGAGCAACCGCAGAAACGATGGCGGTCGCGGTGCCGAGACCGTACAGGCGCAGACCGACATAGCGCTTGTTGCCCTTATAGCCGACCTTGCCGGACTTGGCAGCGGTCAGCGTCAGGGCCGTTTCGGCGCCGACCAGATCCGCGTCAGCGGCCGCAGCGAAGCCGGCCGAAGTGGCGGTATCCGACTCGTACACGATCGGCGTGATCGTGTCCGCGACGAAAGCGCTGGCGCCCGACGAGAACGCAAACTCGACCGACTCGAAACCCTGCCGGTCGATGACCGACGACAGTTTGCCGTTGGCCGCGCCGGTCGTGCCGACGGCGTCCGGGGTGATGGCGTGCACCACCTTGATGTTGTTGTGGAGATCGTGCATCGGGAATGTCTCCTTTCGATGCGCTTGAATTGTGAACGGAAAAGCTTGCGAAACACATGACAACCCCAACGCCGCAATGGATGCGGCGTGGGAGAGATGTCAGCCGGCGACTAAGTCGTGGCGCACTTCAACTTGCGGATCGCTTCGGCGAGCACGACCTGGCCGCCGAGGCGCTTGCGCATGATGAAGCGGATATTGCCGCTGGTCGCCTGCGTGAACGGATCGCGCAGCATCGCAAGCTGGATGCGGTCGACCAGCACATAAGCGCGGCGGAAATCGCCGTAGGCAACCGGGAAGGCGTTCGCGCCCTCCGACGGCATGTCGGGCAGCTCGACGTAGGGATCACCGTCGATGGTGTTCGGCTTGCCAAGCGCGATGCCCGGCATCCAGATGTAGTTCTTGTCCGCGTCCTTGAGCTTGCGAACCGAACCCAGCGTGGTGCGGTTCATCACCCAGTTGGCGTTGCGGGCATAAGCCGTCTTGATCGCGTGCTTGAGCGTCAAGAGGCCATTCGCCTGGCCGTCGGCGTCGGCAATGACGGCAGCCGAACCGGACACCGTGTTGCCGACATCGGCGTTGGTCATGAAGCCTTCCGGCTTGCCGACACCAGTACCGCTCACAGCTGCGGCACCTTCGGCGACGCCGAACTGCTCGACCGACTCCTGCCGGATTTCGGCTTCCATGTCGAAGGCCGAGTCCTCGAGCATCTGCTGGCTGATGTCGACGAGCGCATAGACTTCATGCGTCGGCACTTCATGCAGCCCGTAGGCAAGGCCGATCGTTTCCGAACGGGTGCCCTGCTCGGCCACCCACACGGCCGAAAACTGGCCGGTGCGCTTGGGGAGCTGGATCGACTTGCTCGCGGTCTCACGAATGCGCACCAGCGACCGGATCGGGCTGAATTCCGTCTCAGCCTTGATGATCTCGCGGACGTACTCGATCGGCGCGAGATAGCCGCCGGCGGTGTCGTTGGCGACGTTGAGCGCCTTCCATTCGTCGTTCGCCGACTGCAGAGCCTTCTGCTGGTCGGCATTGAGATTGCCGACACCGAGCGTATGGGCCAGGACGACGCCCCGAGCCCATTCGTTCCAGCTTTTCTTCTGCAGCTGCTTGTCTTCGCCGCCGGCGCCGGGGCGGTTCAGGCGCAGTTCGAGCTTGTCGATCTGCCCCTTCATCTCGGCCTGGCGCTCCTTGACGGCCTTGGCTTCGTTTTCGGCGGCGGTGAGCTTCTGGTTCACCTCCTCCGACTTCGCGAGATCCTTTTCGATCTTGGCGAGCTTTTCCAGGGTGACGGGATCGGCGGCACCCTTCTGTTCGATCTGCTTGAGGCGGTCGTCGTTGGTCTTCTTGAATTCTTCGAACGCCGTCATGACGGCTTCCGCCGCCTTCTTGGCTTCCTTCAGCGCTTCGCTCGCGCCGCCGCTTTCGTCCTTCGTTTCGAAACGCAGGGCCGAGCCGGCCATCGCCATCGCGGCGACCAGGGAGCCGTCCGAGAACGGCATGGCAGAATGTGCCACAGCCTGCGCCGCATGGGCGTCAGTGCTGACGGCGATCACGACAACGGCCAACGCGAGGCAAGCCGCGGCCGCAAAGATGCGGTGCATCTTCATGGTAGGGAGTCCTTTCGATGTTTTAGCGGAAGGCCTGTGCGGCCCGGTTGAGGAGGTCAAAGACCTCCGTTTCGCCGCCAGCAGCGTCCCGCGTGCCTTTGAGCGCCTTGTAGCCGTCGGCAATGAATGCCTTGGCCTGTTGAGCAGACAACCCAGCGTCCCGCATGAGGAACTGCTCAAATTCACGTTCCGTCGGCAGCGCCCCTTTGACGTTCGCGACAAGCGCGCGCTCGTTCATCGGGAAGGTGACGATAGAGACTTCCTTCAGATCCAGCTCTTCGAGATAGCGGATCATCGGCTTCACTTTGTCGTAGCTGTGCTTGATGGTGCGGAAACCGATCGACATGCCGTCGAGCGCACCCGCCTTCAGCAGCGCATGGGTCTCGCGTCCCGCAACCGTCTCAAGAATCAACCGCCCCTTGACCTTCAGGCCCTTCTGATTCTCCACCATCTCGTCCCAAACGCCGATGGGCATGGTGCGATCATGCTGCAGCAGCATCTTGATCTTTTTCACGCCGCCGGAGATTGCCTTGGCAAAGGCGCCGGGCCGCACAACATCGCCGCCCTGGTCCTCGTTGTTGAAGACCGAGGCATAACCCTCAAACTCGCCGGCATCGCTCACGGCCTTGGTGTCGAACTCGATGACGTGACCAAGCGCCTGATCGCCCAGCCCCTTCATTTCGGGAACCGCAGTCTTGGCTTCACGGAGTCGCATCTGAGTTGTCCTTGCCGGAGTTAGCGGGGGTACCGCCGGACACGTTTGTCGGTTTTGGCAGCGCGGCTGCAGCGCCGCCCATCGGGTTCAATTCGTCGAGACCACGCACTTCGTCTTGGGTCATCCAGGCAGGCGAACCGCCGGCGCCGAGCGCCGCCTTGAAGTACTCGGCGCGATCTCGCGCGGTACCGCGCAACAGTGCCGACACGTTCATTTTTGGAGCGATATCAAGTTCATTGTCGTCCAGCAGAAAACACCCGACCGTCTGCTCCCAGCGTTCCACCCACGGCATCAAGGTGTGCACCACATGAGCAAGGAAAAATTGCTCCGCTGAGGCAAAGGTCGACGTTTTGTCGGAGTGCATCACCATCTGGGGAAACACGCGAAGCGCCCGGCAGACCTCCTCGATCTGGAATTTTCGGGTTTCAATGTGTTGACTGTCGACGCCGGTCATTGCCAGCGGCGTCCACGTCGCCTCCTGGTCAATCACGGCCGTCTTGAACTTGTTGTTCAAACCGGTTTGGAACTGACTCCAGGATTCTTTCAGGCGTAATTTCGCGGCGTCGTCGAGCGAACCCTTGATGCTCAGAACGCCACCAGGCTGCGCCGCGTTGGCATGGAGTCGTGCGTGGGTTTCTTCGGTCGCTATGGCCAGGCCGATCGCATCGCGCGCGGTCTGCACCGCGTCCATCCCGAGATATCCGCACCAGCTCGGACCGCGCAGGTGAAATATCTCGCGGCTTGTGAAGCGACCCGCGACGCCAGCGATTTCGTAATACAGTTCATAGTCCGGCGCCTGAACGACACGCACGCGCC